AAAATTAATATCATCTAAGTATAACGTATATCCAGCAGGTACTGTGTATGCGGCTATCTGTGTCTGATTACCTATACCAAGGTTAGCGTATACTGTACCATTAGGTACTCCACCTGTAGCTCCAGAAGATCCTATGTATATAGTGCCACCAGAAGTTCCAGAAGAACCTGCTAAAGTAACAAAAGCTCTATATACTCTCAAGTACGACAACTGAGTAGCTACTTGTGTCTGTCCGTTTAGAGTTATAGTTTCTTCTATCTCTACGTAGTTCTCATCTAGACCTTGTATAAGTATTGTGTTAGCACCTGAGCCACCACTTGTGTCATTTACGCTTGTACTGCTTACAAACATAGTAACTGCACTATCTAACCAAGGATAGTTACCACCTTGAGTCCATACGGTCTCTTCATCTCCATTTACATCTGGATTGTATCCAAACTTGTATAGAGTTCTATACCCTAATGTATGGCCTCTTGAGATAGCCAAATCAGTATGATCGTATATTCTTTTAGGCCAACCACCAAACATCTGCTGTACCACCTGTTCATATTGTTCGTTAGGGTCTGCGGCATCTTCTACATCTGGTCTACCTGTTAAGATACCACCAGCGGAAAATGAGTTAGACTGAGTTATAGATGTCGAGTTTAATACTGGGTTTCCAGTAACAATAGGAGATGCTGTACTTACCTCATCCTCTATTGCTGTAGCATTAGATACTATAGGAGAACCTGTATCAGTATTACTTGTAGTTAGTATGTGTAACTGTACTACAGTGGAAACAGAGACTATAGGTTGACTTGTTGTAGTATTACCTGTAGTTAACTCATGTAACTGACTTACACTAGAAGTAGAAACTGAAGGTTGACCTGTAGTAGTATCGTTTGCACTTAAGTTCTGTAGTTGAACTAAAGAAGAAGTAGATACTACAGGTTGTCCTGTTGTAATGTCTATTACGTTATTGACATGTACTTGAGTTATTGCAGTGTTTTGAACTACAGGAGCAACAACAACAAAGCCATTTGCACCTATGTAGTTCTCATTAATAATAGGCTCACTAGCTTGAGTGAGTATTAAACTGCTATTTTCCTGTAGAATCCTGCTTGTCATGCTTAATGACCTCTATTATGCAGGATCAGGTATACCGATAGTAAATGACCCTAGTGAAAAAGTATTACCAGACGAAACAACTTGGCTTGCAGTAAGAGAACCTGTAGCTAGTAATCTTGAATTGCCTGTATCAATAATTGCGTAGTGAGTTGCTGTACCGTTTCCAGTTATTGAACCATCTGATATTGCGGCTACTACTACTTCACGTCCACCACCAGATCGGTCTGTAGGTGAAGCAATAGAAAGACTTGTAGAATTACCTAAAGTATAAGTAGAAGAGGCTTCTGCATAACTTGTAGCTTCTTGAGATGTCAGGTCTATACGATTAGCTTCTGTGTCTAAGACAGTTAGTCCATTGTCTAGAACTCTGTTGTTTAAAGTTGCCATATTATTCCTCTGCCTCTGGTTCTGGTTCTACAGTAACATTCGGGTCGTACTCTAGTTCAGCTATGTCCATAAGATTTTGTATAACTTCTGGATGATCTGATACGTTAATATTTGCACCATTAAGATTACGTAAGAAACCTGCGATTTCACGAAGATCGTGTGGGGCAACATCACCAGCTTCAATAGTTGGCATGAGATCATAATTCAGACCGTTCAACTCCCACAGTCGCTCGACCAACTGTTTGTTGAGAACATCTGTGATTGCTTGGATGTAACTCTCAAGCGCACGAAGGAACAGGTCTGTCTTCGACTTGGATAAGGCATAAGAACCGCCTTGAGATCCTAGTAGAAGAAACTCGGATAACATTGATCTTGCTATATCGTGTTGATATCTCTTTACGATAGGATCTATGTCTATATTACGTTTACCATTAGAAGCCATAAGTTCTATATCAACCAACCTTTGGTTAGTAGGAGAACCATCTTTGTCTGGGTAGCTGTCAGAAGGTAATATTATGTAACCTTGCTCGTTAAACTTAACATCTCTAAGGATCTGTTGTAAATTGTTAACGAAACCTGATTGTGCGGCAGAAGCATCACCTGATAAGTACTCAGCAGGTATACGAGCTACTGGAATACCAGCTAACTCACGTTCTACTGCAATAGCTTCTATAGCTTGCAGATTATTAAGGTATTCATAAGAAGTATAAGCATTACGAAGAATAGAACGACCAGATGGGTCTCCATTAAGGCTAGTTGTTCTATAGTAAAGAGACTTATTAGTAGGTATGTAGTTTCTACCGTTCTTATAACCTATCTCTTGTTCTATACCTAGAACTTCACCAGTCTTACGGTCTACATCAAACTTACTTATAGTCCAAGGCGCACGAGCAGATATCTTACGAACACCAATACGTCCGTCTGTAAACTTAGAGTGCTTCTTAGGTGATCTCTCTGTTGGACCTACACGTCTCTTATATATAACTTCGTTCCAGCTAAAGCCATACGACAAATTAGATATAGCTTCTGCTATGTGGTCATCAAGAGAATGTTCCATATCAACTAAGACACTCTCAACAAACTCTTTCTCTACTATAGCTTCAGGACTATCGTTTACTGCTTTTACGTGTAAGTCTACATCTCTCAGGATCTGCTCAACAGCATACATGACAGCACCAATAGTACTATCATTGTCACGCATCTCACGATACTTGCGTATAGCTTTCTTACCTCGAAGTTCAGGAAGGAACTCATCAGCACGTATCTGTCCATTATATGTGTTATCACCAGCTACACCTAATGTAGATTTAGCTTTTGATTCTGAGAGTTTCTTTACCATGACAATAATACTTCTATAGTTAACGTGAAAGTCCCTTAACACTAGAATAAGCGAGGGTCAATTTAGGTTTTGTGTATCCGTTGAGTGAGAGGTCAGTAATCGCCCATACTAGAGCATCTAATCTATCTGGGGAGCCAATCGACCCTAATGGTTCCCATGTTCGCATTTGTATTTCTAATTCGTTAAGTGAAGCGTCATCTTTAGGGTTTGCAACATGCTTAACTAATCCACGCTCGTAGAGTGCAGATATTGGTTCAGCCCTAGCAAATTTACCTCTAGATGCACGTACAGCTTTGTAAGGTACTGTGTCATCTTCACCGTGTATAGTTGTTTTGACCATATCACCACCTTGATTTACCTCGGCGACAATACGATCAGCTTCGTGATGATAATATAATTCTATTGCTTTAGATGCCCAACCTTGAGGAGATAGTCTGTCAGTGTAATCACCTAATACGTAAGCAATACCATTGACGTCTATACCTGCAACAACAATACCTGTCATATCACTCTCAGCATTAGAGGTAACAGCAGGGTCAAGGGCAACAACAATACGGGAAAGGTCTGGTACGTCATCTAACTTAACAGATGCATCGTCCAGCATGGCAGTTGTCCATAAAGCACCTTGTGCTTCTTCTAAGACTTCTGCGTAAAGCTCTTGCTTACCTAGTCTAGTACCTTCATACTGTTCTTTAACAGCAGTTAAGTATGTCTTAGCTAAGTTAGCAGAGTTATCAAAAGTAGACCCTGTAGTAATAACAGTCTTAGGATCTTTAAGTATCTGTCGTATTAGTTTAGTTGGCTTCGGGGTGGTAGTCACCATGATACGAGGGTGCTTACCTAGACGCATACAAAACTGTAGCATCTGCCAAGTGTCTATATCTTTATTCCAAGCGGCTGTTTCATCACACCAAGCTAACTCAAACTGTGGACCACGAAGACGCTCAGGTTCCTCTGCGGAGAAGAACTGTACTTGCGCTCCATTCTCCCATGTGAGAGTTCTCTTTGTTGGCGACCATTCAGGGAAACCCATCTTCTTACCAGCATAGGTCTTATCACCTTTCCAGCATACCGATAGGAAACCTGACTCTCCTTTAACCATAACTCGTTCTATGTCTGAGTTAGTAGAAGCTACTGCGGCTATACGTTTAACGCCACCCTTAACTTGTTCTCTTACCCACTCTACTCCAGAACGTGTCTTACCGAAACCTCGACCAGCATTGATAAACCAAGTATTCCAATCATCTCCTTCAGGGGCTAACTGATTATCTCTAGCCCAGAAGTTCCAGTCATGCTTTAGCTCTTCAACCTTACGTGGTCCTAATGCCTCAAACAGATCATTGACTTTGGACTTAGGTAGCTCACGTAGTGTGTCAGCCGTTATCTGTCTCTTCATCGGGTTCATTCTTTCCTAACAACGACATCAAACTGTCTATAGCACTCTCGTCTAAGTCAGGGTCAACGTCTTGCTCAACTTCATTTACTGTACTGTTAGGCGACCAACCACCTTTAGATCTTAGGAAGAACTCTGCCGCCTTAAAGTCACCACCCTTAGCGGCTTCTACGACAACACTCCCTATCTCTCCTACTATCTCAGCTTTAGTCTCAGCTATAAGATTGCCATATAGTTTGTAGAATGTTGCTGTGCTAGAAGGTGCATCTTGATACTTCTGTATTGATCCAAGTATGTCTCTAACTGCAACACCATTCTTTATACCAACTACAACTTTCTTAGCTATAACTTCACTATACTTCTTAGCAGGTATCATAATAACTTCTCTCTTAAAGCCCAACAGGGCGTCGATCTTTAGATCTATATATATACAACCCATCGGCATGACCACATCTAATACAACTAAGTGGAAAGGTTCGTCATGGTTGGGAAGGAAAACTGAATAGCTACTACTTAAGTATATACTTACGTTCTCCAACTAGCTAGTTATAAACAGTAAGTAGTATAACCTGTTAGTGAGAAACTTAAGTAGTGCTTCTTACTTATATATAATGCCTAAAATACGTAAAGTGCAAGGTAAGTATTACAACTATTTTACAAGTAGTTGAAATCTAATGATTCTTTTTTTGTTGTATCATACTTAAGTGGGTAGCGCATGTCAAGTCCTTGTGTGTCGTCCTGTCGTAATGACTCCGTGTAGTAAGGATATAAACGCTGTCTGTGTGACACAATGACGCATACTAACTT